ACGCCCTGTACTAACGAAAGAGGAACACCTTGGCGCTCTGCCTCTTGAGCAGCAAAAGCAAAGATTTCGTCTTTAGTTGCCATTATTGACCTATGCGATAAATTGTGCCATCAGGCTTCTTAATCAAATAAGAACCAGAAGTCTTACCAGTGCCAAATTGAAAACCAGCAGGAAGTACAGGCTTGCCTTCTGCGCCACGTTGCACCCATGTATTAACTTGTTCGCTTAAGAACTGATTAAATTTAGGGTGATTAAAGAGTGGCTTGTTATCTGGAGAATTCTGCCATGCTGTGCTTGCCTTGCCTGGGTTGCCCGTATAGGCTTCAACAAACTGATTTTTAGCAATATCTTTGTCAGCTAATGCAACCTCAAATGCAGCAGCCATCCGTGTTGAAGAAGCAGGATCTGTTATAGATGCGTAGCTCTTCTCAATCGTTGTAGCGTCTAAGTTACTGGCAGCACCTTTTTGCATTGCAGTCTTTTCTAATTGTGCTGTTTTAATCATTTGAGTCATGCGGGTTACGTCAGTAATGTCCTGCTCAAATAACTTTCCAACGCCTGGAATTGCGTTCATATAACTAGCAATACCTGCTTGCAAACCAGTTAACTTATTGTTGTTAACTTGTGTTGCAAGATCATAAAGTTGTTCAGCAGCAATCTTGCGACCACTAGCACTATCTGCGGATTCCAAAGCCTTTTTAGAAAAGGCTAAAAAGCGCTCATTGGCTGCAGCATCTAGTGTTGCTTGCTCAGGAGAAATCTTGGCTACTGCTCCTACAGCTCCTCCAACTGGTGGAGTAGTTCCCGCACCGCCAGCACGAGGAGGCTGAGTGAGAAGAGAAGATCTAGGAACAAAGTATGTCTTGCCATCTGCTCCAATAACTTGTTCAACTTGACCTTGTGCTTGGCCTCTTGCTCTAGCGCCTTCAAGCGTTTCTGTTGATGCAGCAGCGCCAACATCACTAGTAATGCCAGTTCTGCGACCAAACTCATCAAATGTAAATCTAGTTCCTGCAGTTAATGGAGGAAGCTGATTTCTTGCAGAAGCATCTGCAAAGCCAGCTATATCAGTAGCATTAAAGTTAACATTGCCATTTTGTACGTTGCCACCAAACTGCATACCAGTTTTAGTGTCCATGCGAGGAATGACAGCAGTTGGCCTGTTTCTAATGTCAGTAACCACACCATCAGTAACAGTTGGCTTAAATGCACCAAATGCAGATGACAATGCAGGAATCATTGAAGCCGCATTAGGATTCAAAGATAACCGAGCTAACCTAGTTTGCAAATCAGCATAGTTAGGCGCTTCACCTTGAAGGGCTTGAGGCGCAACTCTATCTTGTGGCATACCTAATGCCGTACTCAAAGAATATGGGCTAGATGCCGTTCTAGGTCTTCCAAGATTAGCATTGAGTGCTTGGGCTTGCTCTTGTTCTGGAGTTGGGAAAAACTCTTTATTAATTGCACCAAGCTCTTGCAACAAACCTTGTTGTTGTCTTTGCTTTTGCAAGTTAGGAATAATATTTTGGACAGCTTGATAGCCAGTAGCAATGCCACCACCACCAAAGATGCTACCTAACAAAAACTGATTAAAGGCTTCATCTTTAGCAGCTTTTTGATCTTCTTCAGATAAGCCTTTAAGTTGGCCTTTTGGCAATAGAAATTCCATGATAAGTCCTTACTTAATTAAGCTTCCACCAACGCTGAAGCCACTTGAAGAGCTTGTTGCACCAGAGCCACCACCCACATTGAGTCCCAATGCTTGGTTGATAATCTGTTGTTGCTCCAATGGCAGATTGCGGATGGCATCCAACTGTTGTTGTGAGAACTGCTGTTGTTGACCACCAATATTGAGCAAGTTCTGTGCGCCAGCAAAGCCCATCTGCTGACCACCTTGTGCAATATTTGACATCAAGCCAGAAGCACCTAAACGCTGTTGGTTAGCAGTCAAACCAGCTTGTTGGTTAGCCAAATTAGCCTGCAAGAAGTTGTTTGCATTAGTCAAACCTGCTTGTTGAGTCAATCCTGCTTGTTGGGCAGCACGAGCATTTAGGGCTGCTTGATTAGCCAAACCTGCTTGGTTAAATGCAGAAGCACCAAACTGTGAAGCTTGGTTTTGGAAGCCTAAATTTGCTAGGCTCATTGCTTGCTGATTAGCGGCATTAAACTGATTCTGCTGATTTTGAGCCGCAACATTACTCAACCCTGCTTGTTGCAGATTAGCAGCATTGAACTGAGCTAAAGCATTCTGAGCAGCAGCATTTTGTGCGGCTAATGTGTTCTGAGCGCCAGCACCAAACTGAGCCGCTTGATTAGCAGCCGCTTGAGAAGCCAAACCAGCTTGTTGAAGCTGTTGAGCATTAAACTGAGCTTGGGCATTACCTGCGGCTTGATTGGCTAAACCAGCTTGTTGGAAATTGCTAGTGTTATATTGAGCCATTTGGTTCTGAGCTGCTTGGTTGGCAAGTGAAGCTTGATTTCCTGCTTGTGCGCCAAACTGAGCCGCTTGGTTAGCCGCAGCTTGAGATGACAAACCTGCTTGCTGTAAGTTACTTGCGTTGTACTGAGCCATTTGATTAGCCGCAGCTTGATTAGCAAGATTTGCTTGTTGAGCATTTTGAGTGTTTAACTGCCCAACACTTAGATCAACACCCTGATTTGCAAGGGCAGCTCTTAATGAGGCATCTTGATTAGCTTGTGCGGCTTGTAAGGCAGAAGTTTGGTTTAACTGTTGCGCTTGTAATCCAGTGGATTGATTGGCAAGTGAAGCACGTAAAGCCGCATCTTGGTTTGCCAATGTTGCTTGTTGTTGCAACTGAGCGTTAGTCAAACCATACTGAACATCAACACCTTGGTTAGCCAAAGCCGCACGCAAGTTTGCATCTTGGTTAGCCAAACCAAACTGACCTGCCAACTGTAATGCTTGTTGAGTAGTAGCGGCATCTTGAGCTTGGTTAAGCTGTTGTGCTTGCATGGTACGAGCAATATCAGCCTCAGAAGCTTGTTGGGCAGCAGCATAAGCAGCAGCATTCTGTTGGGCAACCAATCGAGCCGCATTCTCTCCGAATGCACGATTTGTTTCTGCCTCTGCAACACCTTGGCGAGATCCACCAAAAGCACGAGCTTGAGTAGCTTGAGCCGCAGTCTGTTGTTGTTGCAACTGGCGTGAACGCTCTAAATCCCTTAAACTTTGTTCAGTTACAGCTTGTGTATATGGATTCATATACTGCTGAATATTCTGATTTAAGAATGATCCAGCTTGAATATCACGTACATTGGAACGAGCTTGTGGAGCAATCTGTCCCAAAGCCTCAGAAGTAACTTGTGCGCCTGTTACACCATTAGCAGATACATCCCTTGCACCACTACGGGCGGCTTGTGCGGCAGCGGCTTGTTGGGCGGCAATACGCTCTGCGGCAACACGTTCTGCGGCAATTTGTTGGGCAGAAACATCACGAATATCACCACGGGCTAAAGCAGCGGCATTTGCTCTTTCTGCAGCGCCAGCGCTAATACCACCAAATCTTTCAGCGTTATAGCCTTGTCCAACTGCCGTAGCAGAAGTACCTGCGCCAACTCCAGTAAACATAGATGGAGCAGCAGCAGTTTGACCGCTAAATCCTTGTGAGGTATAGCCAGTAGCTTGTGCTAAAGAAGCAGGTGATGCTTGCGCTCCAGCAAACTGAGAAGCGGGTCCTGCACCAGTAAAAGTACCAGTAGTAGCGTTATAACCTTGTTGAGCAGCCAAAGATGCGGGGTCTACAGTAGCACCACCATAAGCGTTATATGTAACATTTTGTGGGTTGTAATTAGCTACACGCCCTGCAACATCAAAAGCAGAACGCATACCAGTAAATACTTCGCTATTAGGATCAGCAAAGTTACGGGCAATCTGAGCGCCAGTTAACTGATCTTGGTTGTAACCCGCAAACTCTCTTGGAGCTAAATTTGCGGCAATGCCTCTGGCATCAGTCAAATTCTGAAGATAAGCCTCTTTAAATTGAGGGTCAAGCTTTGACTCTGAACTTTGTTTGGAACCTGATAAACTCATTTTATATCTCCGTAGTCAAGAAAACTCTTGATTCAACTTTGTAGATCTTGCTCATAACTTTTTCCCATCCTTTGCGGCCTGTCATTGTCATTTGAGTGCAACCCTCCATTTTTCCGTGTTTTTCAACAAATGGAAGTATCCTGATAACCTCATCAATATTCCCTGCGGCTAGGAAAATATTAATAGACTTTTGTTTTGGATGGGTAATTATTTCGGTAACGATGGCGGTATTAATACCAGGCCAAAATTGCATTTCATCTTTATTGAGGGCCATTGCGACATCCTCAAGACTATGCGTTTCGTTGCCATATTCTAGCGCATTTAATAATAATTGCTCACTTTCCAAAAAGTAAGGAACCCACCATTTTAGTTCCCCGTTTTCTGTAAATCCACTGCAATCAATCATCTAATACTGCCAGGTTTCCCATCAAATCTGATAACACCAACTCGCCAATCAGTTAGTTTAACGCCTTCAATCTTAGCGGCTATTTGTCTACCGCTTATGCGTACTGAAGTAGGGCTTGCCATTTGATATGGGCCATAGTTGTATTCTGTTGAATTAGGATAGAACTTAGTGCTAAAACGCACCTGTACATCACCAGCAGTCTTTTCATCAGGAACTAATCCTGTCAGACTCATAGTCCTATCCCCATTACCTAACTCTACTGGTCCTGACTCAGCAAACAATGTTTGACCATCGTAAGCAAAGCCAATTTCATGCTCATAGACGTACCCGTCTGTAGACACCATAATTGGATTATTGAAGATGCCACGATCTGTACCACACGTACGTGCTAACGTACCAATAGCCCAATGATTCTCACGATAGTTGTAAGAAACGTAAGAATCTACTTCGTTAGAGGCTGCACTTGGGTAAAACCACCAAATCTCACCATAAGTTGAGTTATGGACACAATAAACCTTAGATGACTGAGTTGTGTTCATGTTACTAAACACATAGTCTGAAACGTCAGAATTTAATGGTTTGACAAAGCCATCGTATATCCAGAATCCTGTACCAGACATCCAGATGCAAGCATTGTCAGTAGCGGCTACTGATTGCTTAGAAATAACACCACAACCTGTACCTACACGCTCAAAGCCATAAATGAACGGAGGGCCAATGTATGTGGCAGTATGTACATCCACATCAGTAAACAGGATAGTAGCCCCACGGATGCGTTTAGCGCACTGTAGAGAGCCAATAGTGGTTAGTTCAAAGTCACCAGCTTGATTGGTGGCGGCAGGAGTCCAAACAGTATTGTTTTCTTGGTCACACCATTGAATCTTACGGGGATTACCACCCGCACCTAGTGCAAATAAGAATCGTTCTTGAGTAACAATCAAACCAGTACAGCTAGTTGGTGCGTTAGTAATTGCAACAGCATCATTAGCAACATTTAACTGCCACTCAAGCAACTTCCCATCTTTGGATGAACAAGCAACAAGATACTCGCCAAAGGTGTCTAAACTCCAAGTGGTGGCAGGAGTGTATTGACCTAAATCTGGTCTAGCAACACCATAGGCAGAACTTCCATAAGTTCCATAGCCATAACCAATCTTTAATACAGCATCAGCATCGCCAACAGTAAAAGATGTTGGAGTGATGTCAGTTAGAGTACCGCCTTCATTCATTGCATAAAGCTTTGAATGTGTACCAATTCCGATACGTCTATTGTTTGAGTTATCACGCCAGTTAATCAAACCACGAGCCATACCCGTTAGCTGAGAGGTAGAACGCTTCCTCCAGCCACCTACTGGACGGATAGTGCCTTCGTACCAACGTACTAGATTTGCGCTATTCCAACGGCCTTTAGACTGATATTCAGTCCCGTTTTTGTATACGCCTGGTGGAATTTGTAGTGGAATGTATGCCATGATGTTTTACTGGTTGGGTAGGTTAGACACAAACGTCATGGTAGCAATTGCTGAAGGAACCGCTGGTCTTGTCGGGCTTGAACTTGTTGCAAATGCCTCTATAGACACACCAGTATTTTCAGTTCTCCACATGATTTCAATATAGTCACTTTCATTCATCTCTACAAAAAAGTTCAATGCAGCAATAATGTGGCTTGGATCACCAGAGCCTTTTCTTGCTGGCGGGTGAAATCTGCTGTTTGAATTGTCAATATTTGTGCCATTCTTGCGAAACCAAATATCCACA